CTTATTGAAAAAGGTACAGCATTACTAAACTATGCCGAACTATCTGGAAGCTCGTTAGTATCTAAATATGTTAATGAAGCACTAGATAAAATATACGCTATACAAGCAGATATTAATTATAGTTTTAAAAATACTACACCAGAAGGCTTGAACAAACTTACAGATACTTTTGGACAGTTATACGTAGTAGTTACGCTTCATACCTACGAAGAAAACCAAAGATTCTCCAGACTAGAAGCAGAAATATTTAGAGAACTAGAGCGTAAGCTAGCCATGCTAGCAAGTAAGCCGTTAGTAGCTAATTATATGAAAAACATGGTATCTAGTAATACTATGGAACAAGACTTAGCAGAAGGTTTCTACAATCTTATTAAACACGGAAAAACTAGTTTAGCTAAGCACACTACTAAAGCTGGAAAAACACCCAAAAAATTAATAAATAAACCTAAGAAAATTACTGGCAGTGGAAAATTCTCTACTAGTGTTAAATCTCCACAACCCTCTGGTAGAGATGTTGGTGGAGATTTAATAGGATTAAGGGCACTACTAAATCAACTTTTACCTGGCAGAGTAGCCTTTAATATGGGCAAGGGTAATAGAAAAGATATTCTTAATTATAGAACCGGTAGATTTTCTAATAGTACTGAAGTGCAAAGACTAAGTATAAGTAGAGAAGGTATGATAACTGCCTTTTATAGCTATATGAAGTATCCCTATGCAACATTTAGTGCCGGCGGTGCCCAAGAATACCCAAGAACAAGAGACCCTAAATTACTAATTTCTAAGTCAATAAGGGAAATTGCCGCTACAGTGGTCAGTAACAGATTAAGGGCGGTATTAGTATGAGCAGCAGAAGAACAAGTATAACAAAAGCTATTGCGGAAAAGTTAAAGAGTATAGACGGCACAGCCCCATATACAACTAATCTTTACAACAATAGCTATCCAAAGCTAAAGTTTTGGGATGAAGTAACAGACTTTCCAGCAGTTTATTTAAGCGCAGGAACAGAAGTTAGAGAATATCATCCCGCAGATTTTACCTGGGGATTTTTAAATATCAGTATAAAAGCATATGTACGTGATGCCGAAGAAGCTCAAACTTCTTTAGAAGCTCTACTAGCAGACATAGAAACCTGTATAGACGCAAACAGAATATTAGTTTACGATACTGATAACAATTATGAAACAACCGAAATATTAGTACAATCTATTATGACGGATGACGGGTTATTATCACCCTACGGAGTAGGTGAAATAAATATACAGGTGCGATACGCACTACAATAACGTGTAATGGCACCAAAACAGATAAATGTCTTGCGGGCGTGCCCTTGCGTTAAAATTTAAAAAGGAATAACTATGGCAGTTAATTTAATTCGTAATAGTAGAGTTTTCTTTACTACAAACGTTGATAGCCAAGGTCGAGTTCGCGCCGGAGCTTATTTAGACAGTCTAAATCCATTCACTTCAACAAATACTTTCGAGATTCAGGTTTTGGAAGGTATGACTTTTAGTCAGAATACTACTGTAGATACTGTTACACTAAACGAAGCTGGTGCTACTCCTGCTCGTGGTCAGCGCAGCTTTAACACTGCTCTAGAACCACTTGACTTTGCTTTTAGTACATATCTACGCCCATACTTAGACGGCAGCACAGTAACTGCTGAAGAAAGTCTACTATGGGATGCTTTTGCTAGTGGCGATACTGGTAATGCTGCTTGGACCCCAGGCAATCCTTCAATACTAGGATTAACCAACAGCAACAAGCACCAGTTAAAAAGCTTTGGTTTAATTATCGTTTTTGATGATCTAGCCTATGTTTTAGATAACTGCGCTCTTGATACTGCAACAATTGATTTCGGTATTGATGCAATCGCCGCTATTCAGTGGGCAGGAAAAGGCAGCTTAATTCGTCAGCTAACTATTGTAGCTAGCGAGCCAGCAGCTGGAATCGTAACACTAACAGGTGCTGATATTACTAGCTCCCCAGACGTTACAGACGAAGCTAAGGCCAAGAATACTTATGCTAAGTATATCACTAACAAACTGACTACACTACAAGTTAATAATGACATTAATGACTTTGTAGGTAGCGATTATACAGTGCCTATTACAGGCGGAAGCATTACGCTAAGCAACAACTTAACGTACTTAACTCCAGCTAACTTAGGTGTTGTTAACTTACCTATTACCTACTTTACAGGTACACGTAGCGTAAGTGGAACTTTAACTGCGTATCTACGTTCTGGTGCTGGTACTACTGGTGCCCTATTAAGTGGATTACTTGCAAGTGCGGCTACAGAAATTGATCCAAGCTATGCAATTAATATTCAAATGGGTGGCGGTGCTAACGGTACTCGTGTTGATCTAAAACTACCAGCAGCTATGTTACAAATTCCAACTGTAAATACTGAACAAGTTATTAGTACAACAATTACATTTAACGGCCAAGGTTGGACAGGAACTGAGTTCAACATTGACGAAGCTAATGAAATCACACTAGAATACAGAGCAACAGCTTAAATTTAATGAGTATAAGGTAGGTGCCACATCGGCACCTACTTAAATAATAGGAAAAATATAAAACATGGCACAGGAAATCAGCCTAAAAACATTACTAGTACCAAGTAAGAGCATTGAAGTGGATTATCCCGGATTCCCTGGGTTTAAACTACTCATTAACTATATTAGTAGAGACAGTTTAATTAACTTACGTAAAAAGTCTACAAAAACTACTTTTAAAGGTAGGCAGACACAAGAAGAATTTAACGAAGACTTGTTTTTAGAACTTTATGTAGATGCTGCCTTAAAAGGGTGGACAGGACTAAAGTTCAAGTACGTAAATCTGCTAGTACCCGTTGATGTTAGTGGTTTTGATCAAGAAGATGAATTGGCTTATTCAAAAGATAATGCCTTAATGTTGATTAAGAACTCCACAGACTTTGATAGCTTTATTAGTGAAAGAGTTAACGATTTGGGAAACTTTTCGACGAGCAGCTAATAGAATTAAAATATCAATTAGTTAGCTATATGCAAAACAGCAGTGTTTCTATGACCAAAGAGCAATATTTTGAAATGTGCGAACAGTTGGGAACAGAACCTGTTGAAGAAGAGATACCAGTTGAATTTGATGACTTTGCCATGGAAGCCCAACTAGCCATTAGTATTTATAGTAAACTAAGGGATGAGTGGGAATATATAAATGGAAATTATTTAGGCAAAAACTTAAACGGAATTTTTGATCTTTTCGATGTGTATGAAGTTGATCAAAAAGATAAAAAGTTTTATCTTGAATTAATCCATATTATTGATTCAACTAGAATTGATGAAATTAGGAAATCGAAACCTATACAGAAACCCGCTACGTAAAATCTAGCGGGTTTTTTATTGTTAAAAATTTTTTGGTTTGACATAATCGCCCTATAATGATATAATGGTACCAAAATATTTAACTTATTGTAGTAAAACATTGCCCCAGGAGCGTCTATGGCGGGAAAATCAATTGATGTTAACTTGTCAGTAACCGATAGTGGTGGCACAGTTAACAAGCGCGTTAGGGAAACAAAAGAGCTTAACAGTGAGCTTACAAGAGCTGCTGAGTTAAGCCGTAAAGCACACGCAGTTGGTGCTAAGTATAAAGCAGCAAAAGAAGAAAATGTCGACTACGGCCGAGTACGAGGAGCCGTAGGCACTGGTGCGAGCGCAAGAGATTTTGCACAAGAAGCTCAAGGTCTTGGTGGTTTGGTACGAGTATATGCAACTGTTGCCGCTAACTTATTTGCAGTTGGAGCCGCTTTTAACGCATTAAAAAATGCTGCAGATACTACCAACATGGTTAAAGGTATGAACCAACTAGGTGCTGCCACTGGTGTAGCTTTGGGCACTATGGCCAAACAGTTCGTAGATGCCACTGATGGAGCAGTTAGTTTGCGCGAAGCTATGCAAGCTGTTACTAAGGCCAGTTCAGCAGGATTAAGCAGCAAACAAACTCTAGAAATTGCTAAAGGTGCAAAACAAGCCTCCCAAGCACTGGGCATAGATTTAAATGATGCAGTTAGCCGTTTAAGTCGCGGTATTACTAAGCTAGAGCCTGAATTGCTTGATGAATTGGGCATTTATACTAAATTAGGTCCAGCTACGGAAAAATATGCCTTAGCTTTAGGTAAAAGTGCTACTAATCTAACAGACTTTGAAAGACGACAAGCTTTTGCTAATGCAGTTCTAGAAGAACTAAGACAAAAATATAGTAGTATCGAACTAGATGCTAACCCATTTAATAAGCTATTAGCAAGTTTAAAAGATTTGGCACAAGCAGGATTAGAGTTAGTTAATAAAGTAATAGTACCT